TGACAAACCTCTAGACATACCTCTAGAGGTTTGATCTAATAGGCATATCGAAAAAAGGAAATGCCTATGCTCAAAAATACTGCCTCACCCCAATATGAAATCGAGATGATAAGTCTCGAACAACTCGTACCGAAAGACCACCTTGTCCGTAAAGTCGCTAAAGCTATCGATTTTGAATTCATTCGTGATGAAGTGGCGCATCTCTATTGCCATGACAACGGTCGCCCCGCAGTTGACCCAGTTCGTTTGTTCAAGATAATGTTACTCGGCTATCTTTTCGGTATTAAAAGCGAACGCCAGTTGGTGAAAGAGATTGAAGTCAACGTCGCTTACCGTTGGTTTTTGGGGATGAGCCTCACGGAAAAAGTGATAGATGCCAGTACCTTAAGCCAAAACCGTCTTCGCCGTTTTAATGGTACGGATGTATTTGAGCGTATTTTTACCCACATTGTTTGGCAAGCGATGGAAAAAGGCTTGGTGGGAGGTAAATATCTGTTTACTGACAGCACCCACTTGAAAGCCAGTGCCAATAAAAACAAAAAGCATAATGAAAAGCGAGCAGTTCGAGTGAGCCAATATATCGCTATGCTCAACGAAGATGTGGCAAAAGAGAGGGAAGCAAAAGGAAAAAAGCCGTTAAAGGCGAGTGAGAAAGCCGTCGAAGTCAAAGACACCAACGTGAGCAATACCGACCCTGAAAGTGGGTATATGCACCGAGATAACAAGCCCAAAGGCTTCTTCTATCTCGACCACCGCACAGTCGATGGTAAATACGGGATTATTGTAGATACCTTTGCGACGGCAGGGAATGTCAATGACAGCCAACCCTATATCACTCGTCTTGATGCGACCACAGAACGCTTTCGGTTCAAGCCCAAAGCGGTTGGGCTTGATGCAGGCTATTTTACTGCCCCTGTTGCCGAAAGTCTTGCTCGCCGAGGCATTATTGGTGTATTTGGCTATCGTCGTCCCAGCAAAGGCAAGAACCGCTTACGAAAAAGTGCGTTCCGCTATGATGCCGAAACCGACAGCTACACTTGCCCCTCAGGGCAATCGCTCCGCTACAGCACCACTACCCGAGAAGGTTATCACACTTATCAATCCAACCCGACCTACTGCCAAACTTGCCCACTACGTTCACAGTGTACCCAAAACCAAAAAGCCGAGCGCCTCATCACCAGGCATATCTACCAAGATGCCGTGGACAACGCCAATGCAGTGAGAATATCGAGGCAGGGCAGAAAACTTTACCAACGCCGAGCAGAAACCGTAGAGCGCAGCTTTGCGGATGCGAAACAACATCACGGACATCGCTATGCTCGTTATAGAGGGCTAGCCAACGTGCAAATGCAATGCTTCCTTGCAGCAATGGCACAAAATATCAAGAAAATTGCCCTGGTGGTATGGGCCTTTTTGTCTTATTTATGGCACCAATTTTGCTTGTTTGAGGCATGGGTAAAACAATCAGCGAAAATGACCGCTGGCACCGTTATCTGAAAGAAAAAGCAAGAGAAACGCGACAAAGTAAAAAAAACAAACCCACTTTTATCAAATGACTTTGGAAAGGTGGGTTTGTCAGCGGTCTGAAACACCCGAAAGGGTGTTTTTTCTTTAAAGTACTTTAAAATTAAAATCTTACACCAGTCTTTAAACTCTCTTTAAACAACGTTAAAGAGGGTTTTTTATGTCATTACCTATCCTAAAAATTGTCATTCATTGCTCAGCAACTCAAAACGGCAAGCAGCTCAGAAATAAAACTGAAACTGCCGCACAAGTTATCGACCGTTGGCATCAGCAACGTGGATTTCGCCGTCAGTCATGGGCATATCGTACATTCAATCCGCATCTGCAGCACATTGGCTATCACTACGTCATCGATGTAGACGGTACAGTTGAAACTGGTCGCAAAATCGGTGAAATCGGTGCGCATGTTAAAGGTCATAACCAAAATAGCATCGGGATTTGCTTGGTTGGCGGTATCTCAATTGATGGCAAGAACTATGGCCGTTACACAGCTAGACAGTGGCAAGCATTGCACAAACTATTGCGTGAATTAGAGAGTCAACATTCAGCAGCAAAAATTTATGGTCATCGTGATTTATCGCCTGATCTAAATAACGACGGCACTATTACCCCAAATGAGTGGTTGAAAGATTGCCCTTGCTTTGATGTTTGGGAATGGCTTGATAGTGAGCAAATTGTTAACGTGAATCATTTATTTAAGGAGTAATTATGCCGACTCATATTTGGGGAATTATTGCTGTAACGCTGGTTATCGGATGTAGCTTTAAAATCGGCGAAGCTATTGGAGTGTGCATTGGTGATCAAATTAAATGCCGCTATGTGTTATGGCGCGACAAACGGAATAAAGATGAATAAGCAAGCTAAAAAACTAAAGTCAAAATTAAAACGAGTGAAAGTGCGTAGGCTTGGGGTTGTTGGTACTCAAAGTAAATTGGCAGTACGAAGCCAAATATGTAACGGCGGGTTAACAGCAGCTCAAATTATGTTTAGGAGATTGATATGAAATTAAGTGAATTGATCACAAATGATAATGGTCGTCTCTCCACTACTGCGTTTATTCAGTTTTTCGGGGCTCTGCTTATGGCAGGAATATTAACGTATTGCGTCTATTTAGATCGCGCTTATACGCCGGAGTTGTTTATGACATTCGCAATCTTTTGCGCAGGAGGTGCGGCAACAAAGGGTTTTGCAACCGCATTAAATAAAGGAAATAAAGAATGAGTGTAACAATTTACTTAAGTCTTATTGTCATTATTGTTGTCGCGCTAATTGTTATTTTTTTATTTATCAAAGTGTCGCAAGCGAAAAAGAAAATCTCTGAGTATCAAGCGATTGTGGATGATGTGATGAGAAAAAATGCAGCTGCACAAGCGCAAATAAATAATCATCAGGAGAGGGTTAAGAATGAAGAAAAAGCACGTGTTACTAATCGCGACAGCATTATTGACAGCTTGCACCAAGCCGGTGACTTACGTGACGAATAGTAGTTGCGCTGGGTTTAGTTTAATTAAAGCGAGTCGTCTTGATACAACAGAGACTCTACGTCAAATCTTAGTGCATAACCAAACTTATCGGGAAATTTGCAAGGAGGCAGTGAATGACCGAAATCCTTGATGTGATTCAGCGACACTGGGGAATTATTTTGTCAGTGGCGGGCTTTGTGGGGTTTATTGTGCGCTTAACAATGGACAGTAAATACATCAAACGCGAAGAAATGCACAGTTTGCGCCAAACAGTCAGTACGAACGAACATCGCTTAGACGCACTTGAAACTAAAGTGCAAGATTTGCCGACCACCTCGGATTTAGCGGAAATCAAAATCTTAATGGCGAAGCTCGACGGTAAAAGCGACAAAATTGCTACGAAAGTTGAAGGGTTAAGTCATCAAGTGCAGTTATTAATCGAAAAAGAGGTAAGACATGGATAAATACACTATTTTTGCACAAGACCAGCGTTTAGTGATTTTGCGCTCTTTAATTGAAGCAAATAACGATGCAAACGAAAGTATCTTACAAGATTGTCTAGATTTATACGGTCATCGTATTAGTCGTGACAAAGTGCGGTCGCATCTATTGTGGTTAAAAGAGCAAGGATTAATTGAGCTTAAAGATGTCGCTGGGTGTTATGTTGCTTATTTGACTGCTCGTGGGTGGGATGTAGCACAAGGCCGTACCGAAGTTTATGGCGTAAAGAAGCCGCTGCCGCGCTAATTTGAACCGAGTTTAAAAGGAGGTTTAAATGAGCGACAAAAAAACGCGAGGGCGTGCCAGTAAAGTTGATTTATTGCCATCTCATATTCGCCAAGAGCTGTTATTGCGTTTGCGTGATAAATCACACAGTCAGCAAGACATTCTTGAGTATATCAACAATTTGATTGATGAGGCGGGACTTAGTGCAGAAATGAAATTAAGTCGCACTGGGTTAAATCGTTATGCCTCACGAATGGAAGAGTTTGGGGCAAAAATTCGGGCTAGTCGTCAGATGGCCGAGGTGTGGACGAAACAGCTTGGTGAAATGCCAGACAGTGATGTCGGTAAATTATTGCTTGAGTTTGTCAAAACGCTTGCGTTTGAAACTTCAATGAGTATGAGTGAATCGGGTAAAGAAATTAGTCCGAAAGTGTTGGGGCAATTAGCGTTAGTTGCACAACGCATTGAGCAAGCACAGTCAGTCAACTATAAACGTGAAAAAGAAATTCGCGAAGATGTGATTGCGCAAGCCGCTAAAGCGATTGAAGAAACCGGTAAGCAATCCGGCATGGCAATGGCAGATGTCGAAAAAATGATGAGAGCAGTTTATGGCATTGGTGAATAACACACTTCTCTATCCGTATCAGCAGCGTTGGTTGCAGGATGATAGACGTTTTAAAGTAGCGATGTTTGCTCGGCAGACCGGAAAAACCTTTACTACCACGTTAGAAATTGTGCTTGATTGTCTAGCTGCAGAAGCTAGGGGTGAAAAAACGCGTTGGGTGATTTTGTCGCGCGGGGAACGACAAGCAAAAGAGGCGATTAATGAAGGGGTAAAACGACACCTTGAAGCGGTAGGGGTTGCGTGCGAAATTGCTGAAGTACCCTTTAGTCCGACGATTAATGCGCTAGAAGTTATTTTCCCGCATGGCTCAAAAATCACTGCACTGCCGGCTAATCCAGATACCGCGCGTGGGTTTAGTGCGAATGTCTTTCTAGATGAGTTTGCCTTTCACCAAGATAGCCGCGAGATTTGGAAAGCGCTATTCCCGGTAATCTCGGCAGGGTGGAAGTTGCGCGTTGTGAGTACACCAAATGGCAAAGGCAATAAATTTTACGAGCTAATGACGGATTTAACGAATACAGAATGGTCACGTCATACTGTTGATATATATCAAGCAGTGAGAGATGGTTTGCCACGCAATATTAAACAGTTAAAAAAGGGCTTAAATGATGAAGATGCTTGGGCGCAAGAGTTTGAATTGAAATGGTTAGATGAAGCCAGCAGCTGGCTCTCTTACGACTTAATTGATGGTGTCGAGCATCAATTGGCAGGTAAACCTGAACACTATGCTGGAAATCATTGTTTTGTTGGAATGGATATTGCGGTGCGTGGCGACTTAACGGTGATTTGGGTGTTGGAGCTAGTTGGTGATGTGTATTGGACACGTGAAATTGTCACGTTAAAACGTGTCACATTGCGTGAACAGTTAAGCGAATTAGATCGTATTATGCGCCAATACAATGTCATTGTCTGCCATCTTGACCAAACTGGCATGGGTGAAAAGATGGTCGAAGATGCCCAGTATCAACACGCTAAGCAGCGAGTGCATGGAGTGCTGTTTAATGTTGCAACAAAACTCAATATGGCAACTATTGGTAAAAATGCGTTTGAGGATAGAAGAATCCGTATTCCGCAAGGTGATAACGCCCTACGAGAGGATTTGCACAAACTGAAAAAAATTACAGGTGCAACGGGGCAACCGCGTTTTGTTGCTGAAAGCGATAGTCAAGGGCATGCCGATAGAACATGGGCCTGCTTTTTAGCGCTGCTTGCGGCTAAAGAAGCAGTATTGCTGCCGGTGAAAGCGTCAAGTCGCAAGAAGCGACAAAGTGTACAACTAACAAAGGGGTATGAATAATGCGTTATTTATTTGCATCAACATGTGTAATAGGCGGCTGTGTGTTGCTATATCTTGGTCTGGATGGATGGGGTTGGTTATTTTTATTTGCATTTTTGGCAGCGTGTTAGGAGTCACTGATGAATAAAAAACAAGATTTAGTGAATGTCATTGCAACGCGCGCGCAAGCGATAGATTACTACGCTATCGGACATTATCTACCTAATCCGGATCCCGTACTCAAAAAAATGGGCCGCGATATTAGCGCTTATCGCGAAGTGCTGGCAGATAGTCATGTCGCCGGTTGCGTACGCCGTCGCAAAGCAGCAGTAAAAAGTTTAGAGTGGCGAATTACACCGACTGGACATGATGAGGTAGATGAGCAACTTGAAGCTATTTTCGACAAATTATCAATTAATCAAATTATCTCACAAATTTTAAATGCAACGTTATTTGGTTATCAGGCGCTCGAAGTGATCTGGACTTATGATAACGGCGTCTATTTGCCGCTAGCGATACAGGGTAAGCCACCAGAATGGTTTGTCTTTGATGAAGAAAATCAGCTAAAGCTGCGCACTAAAGAACATTATTTTGATGGTGTTGCACTGCCAGAGAAAAAGTTTTTGCTCGCGACGCAAGATGCCACCTATGAAAATCCGTATGGGCAAGGTGATTTAAGTAAATGTTTTTGGGCAGCAACCTTCAAAAAAGGGGGCTTTAAGTTCTGGTTGGAATTTACCGAGAAATATGGCTCACCATGGCTTGTTGGCAAGCATCCTCGCACTGCGACACCGACCGAAACCGAAGATTTATTAGATAGCTTGGAACAGATGCTTGGTACAGCGGTTGCTGCAATACCTGACGACAGCTCAATTAATTTACTGGAAAGCGCAAGTAAAGGTGGTAGCTCACAAGTGTTCGATGATTTTCTGCGCTACTGTAAGTCAGAAATTAGCGTCGCCATCTTGGGACAAGATCAAACGACGGAAGCGGACAGCAATCGCGCTAGCGCTGTAGCAGGTTTAGAGGTGTTAGACGATATTCGCAATGATGATGCGCGCCTCGTTGAAAGTGTGTTTAATCAATTACTAACGTGGATTTGTGAACTTAATTTTACAGTTGATCAACTGCCGAAGTTTGAACTCTTTGAGCAAGAATCAGTTGATAAACTGCAAGCAGAACGCGATGAAATCTTGTCACGTTTTGGTGTGAAGTTTACTCAACAGTATTTACAACGAACATATAACTTTGAAGATGGTGATATTGAATTAGTGCAGCTTAACAATGTAGTTAATAAACAAGTGGAATTTGCTGAACCTGAAATGCCCAAAAATATCGCCGATGGGATTGTTGAACAGCTTGAAGTTGAGGGTGAACCGCATGTTGAGAATTGGCTGCAACAAGTCAAAGACCGACTCTCGCAAGCAGAAAATCTCGAAGATTTTCGTAATCAACTCGACAGTTTAATTCCTGAGCTCACTTTTTCTGAGTATGCAAAAGTTATGGCGTGGGCCAGCACAGTTGCGGAATTTGCTGGGCGCTATAGCGTAGCTGAGGAAGTGAAAAAATGACGGTACAAAGTGGATTTACTTTTGAAGAACAAGCACGTTATTTTGCAAAAAAACTCAATCTGCCGACTAACAGTTACTTAGATGTACTTGGCGAAGAGCATGATTATTTTTTTGTTGTTGCGGGTGCAAACCGAAATGAAGTATTACTAGCATTTCGTGAAGCGATTGATGACGCTATTCAACGTGGCGAAACATTAGAAAATTTTCGTAAGCGCTTTGATGAAATCGTGGCAAAAACGGGTTGGGATTACAATGGTGGTCGCAATTGGCGAACACGCATTATTTATGATACGAATGTGTATGACTCATATAACCGCGGGCGATTGCAACAACATCTTGATTTGGCTGACGTGATGCCATACTGGGAATATCAACATAATGATAATGCACATCCACGCCCATTACATGTGCAATTAGATGGCACGATTCGCCCCGCTAACGATCCATTCTGGCGCTATTACTATCCAATTAAAGCCTATGGTTGTCACTGTACTGTCATTGCGCATGACGATGATGACTTAAAGACAGCGGGAAAATCAGTATCGCCGCCAGTACAAATTGACTATGAAGATAAATTAGTTGGCGTGCGCAGTGGTAATCCACGAAACGTAAGACTACCAAAGGGTTATGATATCGGTTTTGCGCCGCATAATTTTGAGAATTTGAAAGCCGGACGCACGCAAAACATTGATAGCTTGTTAATGCAAAAGCTGACGACAGCAGAACCTCGCTTTGCCAGTTTATTATTAAATGATGTCATTTCACAGCGTCCTCAAACTATTGCTATGTTGAATGCTGCTATGGCGGATATGGTTGATACGGTAGCAAAAGAAAAAGTCGCTCGCGGACAAATGAAGTATGTTGGTGTGATTAGTGAAAGTGTGATTGAAAAATTAACAGTTTTAGAGAAAGCGCCACAGTCAGCAGTCATTGCAGTGCGAGATGATGATGTGCTGCATGCGTTGCGTGACAGTAAGCAAGTTAAAGGTATTAATTTGTCTATTGAGTTTTGGCGACAGCTGCCAGAAAAGTTGCGTCATCCGACAGCGATTTTGCTTGAAACACAACAAAAACAACCAACGCTGCTTTTTGTGTATGATACTGAGCAAGGTAAAGTTGCTATAAAAATGGATTATGAAATCAAACAACAAGATCAGCTAACCAATAAAAAATTAAAAGTCAAAGTCAATATGGTAAGAACCGCAAGTGTGATTGCTGATAAACGCCAATGGGAAAGTTTAAAAGGGTTTGAAGTGTTATGGGGTAGCTTAGATTAACAGCCACAGTTTGCCTGATTCGAACAGGATAATACGGTAGTTGTCTAGCGTAACCTTTCCAGTAGGAAACCCCTGTGGCTAGTTACACTATACGCCAAGCATATTTTTTAATCAATCTTTAAGGTCTATCTTATGATTAAAATTACTTTAGAAGATAACGCAAGTGATAAACTGGCTAAAATTGCGATTCAGTTGCAACATCCGAAAAAACTCTATGGTGTACTCGGCGAAACGCTGAAAAAAATTCACAAAAAACGCTTTGAGCAAGAAGTTGATCCAGAGGGTAAAAAGTGGAAGGCTTTGGATGACTCAACGCTGACTCAAAAACAGAAAAAAAACAAAAGTCTTAAAATATTACGGCAAGACGGTTATCTTAGCGATAAAACGGCATACAATTACGATGACAATTCGCTGGAATTCGGTTCTGATGCAAAATATGCTCGCATTCATCAGTTTGGCGGCAAAACTGGACGTGGACACAAAACAACACTTTCTGCTCGACCATGGCTGGGTGTAAATAAAGATGATGAAGCAGCGTTGCTTAATAAAGCAACAGCGCTATTGCAAAAACAGCTTGCACAGTCAATAAAGTAGTCAAAACTCAAATTACTGCAAAAATAACGCATACAGACGTTTAAATGAGATTCACGAGCAATTTATCAATCAAAAAAATTTAAACGCTGAGCGAATGATTTAAACGGCATTTAAACGGTATCTCGTTTTTCATTTCAAGCAAAAAAATTTCTCTTTAAAGAAAATCTTTAAAGCGCTTTAAAATAAATTCTCTCCTCCGTTAGTTAATCTAGGCACATCAAATGTTAAAAGGTGTGTTATGGACTTAATTGAAATCTTCAGAGCGGGTACACGTCAAGACGCTAATGGCAATACTGTGACGATTACCGCAGCCGACTTACAGACAATTGCAAATAACTACAGTGCAGAATATCACGAAGCGCCTATTGTGATTGGACACCCTAAGCATGATAACCCTGCTTATGGCTGGGTAAAAGGTTTGGTGGTTGAAGGCGACGTGTTAAAAGCGAAAACCCAGCAAGTCGATAGTGAATTTGCGGAGCTGGTACGCGATGGCAAATTTAAAAAAATCTCTGCTGCATTTTACTTACCAAACTCCGCAAACAATCCAAAACCTGAGGGGTTTTACCTTCGCCATGTTGGTTTTCTCGGCGCGATGCCGCCAGCAGTGAAAGGGCTAAAAGACCCGGTCTTTGCAGATAGCGATACGGAGTTTGTTGAGTTTAGCGACTGGACGAATGCGTCGTTATGGCAACGGCTGCGTGATTTTTTTATTGATAAGTTTGGGTTAGATGATGCTGACCGCGTGTTGCCGGCATGGCAAGTACAAAGTTTGCAGGAAGAAGCGGTACGTGAAGAAGTAAAACAAACTTATGACACGCCACCTTCCCCTATTTTTAACGAACCCGATGATAAACCAGATGAAGGAGGAACTATGTCGGAAGAAGAAAAGCAACGTCTTGCTGAGCTAGAAGCTGAAAATGCACAGCTGAAAGCTGCACAAGCACAAGCACAGCGCGAAAAAATGCAGGCTGAAAATGCGGCATTTGCTGAAAGTTTGGTGAAAGAGGGAAAACTTTCACCGAAGCAAAAAGATGCGGCATTGGCATTACTGAATACGGAACATGACAGTGCTGAATTCGCCGAAGATGAATTTAAATTACGTTTAAAGACGTTTTTAAGTGAACTGCCAAAGTCTGTCGAGTTTGCTGAAGTGGCGACCAAAGACAAAGTTGCCGAACTTCAAGACGATACGGTGGAATATGCTGAAGGCACTGACCCCGCCGCAATCGAAATGGATAAAAAAGTACGCGCTTATATGAAAGCACATAGCGTCAGTTATGTCGCTGCGTTTAACGCTATTAATCATTAATGACAAAAGGAGACAATGAATGGCTGCACATGATTTAGCAAAATTACGTGTTCAAGACCCTGTTTTAACTGAGCTGGCGCAAGGTTACTACAACAACGAACTGGTAGGTGAAACCTTAATGCCGGTGGTTGAAGTAGAAAAAGAAGCGGGAAAAATTCCGACATTCGGACGCTTAGCATTCCGCCTGCCGTCCACTGTGCGTAATTTACGCGGCGCGTCGAATCGTTTAGAGCCGGAAGATATTGGCGCAATTGATGTTGCGTTAGAAGAACACGATATCGAATATGCGATTGACTATCGTGAAGAAAATGATGCGATTTTTAGTTTACGTCAATTTGCGGTGAATACAACGCAAGATGTGATTGCATTGGGACGTGAAAAAGCGATTGCTGATGCTGCGCAAAACGAAGCGAACTATGACGCGACAAATAAAATCGTATTATCAGGTGAATCCCAATTTAGTCACGCTAACTCAGACCCATTTGCTGTATTTGATGCGGCTAAACGTGCGATTAAACGTTCAATTGGGCGAAAAGCGAATGTTTGTGTGATTGCGGGCGATGTATGGCAAGTCTTAAAAAGTCATCCAAAAGTCATTGAAAAAATCAAGTATGTACAAACTGGTATTATCACACCAGAGATTTTTGCTAAGTTGATTGATGTGGATACGGTCAAGATTGGTGAAGCGGTCTATGAAGAATCTAGTACGCTAAAAGACATCTGGACCGATACGATTGTGCTTGCTTATGTCGCACCACGCTCAACTGAGAAGAAAGGTACCGTGTATGAGCCGAGTTATGGTTACACAGTACGTCGCAAAGGCGGCTTATTTGTTGACCGTTATGTTGAAAATGGCGGCAAACTTGAAGTTGTGCGTACAACAGACATTCATAAACCACATTTAGTCGGTAAACCGGCAGGTTATCTGATTAAAGACTGCTTACTGTAGAGGTAACGAATTATGGCAAATCAATCTGCATTAACTAAAGCATTACTGACTTGCGTTGTCGCACATACCGCTATCTTACATAACGGTAAACGTTACGATGTGAATGATGAAATCTTACTCACGGAAGCTGAATATCATCGTTTAGCCGTATACGTTACGTTAAAAGATGCTGATGCGCTCAAAAAAGCAAAAGCAGAAGCAGAAGCGAAAGCACAAGCATTAGCAGCGCAAGCGAAAGCGGAAGAAGAAGCAAAAGCTGAAGCGGATGCTAAAACGGAAGCTGAAAAAACAAATAAAAAGGAAAAATAATGTATATCACGGCAGAGATGTTAATTGCAGTGTTTAGTCGCAATATCTTAGTTCAGTTAAGTAACGATGACAGTCGTGCAACCGAGATTGCATTGCCTGTCATTAATACCGCGATACAAGTCGCTAGCGAACGCATTGATGCCGCGTTACGTTCTCGTTATCAGTTGCCATTATCGGAAACGCCAACTGTGATTAGTCAACACTGCTTATCACTGGCGCGTTACTGGCTGTACGCCCGTCGCCCGGAGACAAAAATGCCGGAAACGGTGAAAGACACCTATCAACAGGCAATCAAAGAGCTGGAGCAGATTGCAACAGGAAAATTGCATTTAGGTGTTGCAACGTTAGATGAGGCGCGTGTTGATGACTTATTACCGGACAGCGGTGAGTTTAAAGTGCGTTCGCCGCAAAAGCTGAATACGGACGGTTACTGATGTCCGCTACGTTGCCGATTTTAACCGCAATACAGCAGCATTTGGCAGAAGCACTACCGGATTGGCAAGTTGAGCTAATGCCGGATAATCCAAGTAGCTATTATCTCGCGCACCCTAATGGTGCTGTACTGATTGGTTATGTGGGTTCAACATTTGGCAAATTGCGTGCCAGTGATATTGTCAGTCAGTCGCGTACTGTGCGCATTATGCTGACTGTCATTAGTCGTAATTTGCATAATGATAACGGTGCGTTGTTGCTGCTAGACCAACTCAGGCTGTTAATTGTTGGCTACAAGCCGCCAAATTGCAGCGAATGTTACTTGGTCAGCGAGCAATTTGACGGCGAAGAAAGTGGCGTTTGGCAGTATCAGCTCGTGTTACAGGTTGACACAGTACAAGTGCAACAAACGAAAACTCAAGATTTACAAAAATTGGTTGAAGTGATTACTCGTCGCAAGGGGCGGCCACTCGACCCAAGATTAACAAAAAAGGAGACAACTTAATATGGCTTATCATCATGGCTCAGAAACCATTCGTGAAAACGGCGGTAGCGTCCCCGTCAGTCAGGTGGATGGTGCGATTGTTGGGATTGTCGGCACCGCACCGGTGGGTGATGTCAATACACTCAAACTCTGTATCACGAAAAAAGATTTTGCACAGTTCGGCAATATCTTAGATAAAGGCTACTCGCTTTGCGATGCGTTAGATATATTGAGTCGCTATGCGGCAGGTCAAGTGTATGTGATTAACGTGTTAGATCCAACCAAACATCGCACGACCGTTACAGACGAAGCCTTAACGCTAGATGTTAATACATTGACAGCGAATACCAAGAAAGTGGGTTTAATTGAACTAACCGTCAAAGCGGGCGCAGAAGTATTAGTTGCTGGCAAAGATTACAATGCAGATTTGTTGACTGGGGAAATTCGCTTTACCGCCAATAAAACCAATGTCACTGCAACTTACAGCTATGCCGACCCAACCAAAGTCACCGAAGCAGATTTGCGCGGTGGGGTAAATACGCAAACAGGTGTACGGACGGGCTTTGAGATGTTACGTGCGGGGTTTAACTTATTCGGTACAGATGCCAAGATTTTAATCTGCCCGCAGTATGACGCAACGGCAACGATGACGGCATCGCTTGAAACGCTCGCAAGTCAATTAAACGCGGTGGCGTATGTACAAGCACCACTTGGCACCACCTTTGCCAAAGCAATTCAGGGACGCGGTCCAGAGGGGACGATTAACTTTAAGACTAGCTCTGACCGCACAGAACTCTTTTTTCCGCATGTTATCGGTGAGCGTAACACATTAGAGAGTTTAGCGACCCATGCCGCAGGCTTGCGTATGTTGACTGATGTAGAGCAGGGCTACTGGTACAGTATCTCTAATCGTCAGCTAAAAGGTGTTATCGGGGTTGAAGTGGCACTTACTGCACGCATTGATGATAAACAAAGTGAAACTAACCGTCTCAATGCGGTTGGTATTACTACGGTCTTTAATAGCTTTGGCACCGGTTTTCGAATGTGGGGTAACCGTCTAGCGTGCTACCCAACCGTGACACATATCAGCAATTTTGAAACCGTACAACGTACTGCAGACTTAATTGACGAAAGTATTCGTCGCACTGAATTACAGTTTATGGATTTACCAATTGATGAGGCTTTACTTGATAGTTTGCTTGGTACGATTGAGACTTATATGAGTACACTGAAATCGATTGTTGGTTATAGCGTGAGTCTTGACCCTGACGCGAATTTGGTGGATGCCTTTAGCCAAGGTCAAGTGCCAATTCAATATGACTTTACGCCTAAAATTCCGGCAGAACGTATTACAAACAACTCTATTGTGACACGCAAATATCTCGTTAACTTAGTCTCAGGAGGTCAATAATGAGTACAGTTATTAACCAAGTTGACAACGCTAATGTTTATATCAACGGCAATAGCTTAATCGGTAAAGCAAAAACAGTGAAAACCCCAGAATTTGAGGTTGAGTTCACTGAGCACGACAATCTTGGGTTGGTTGGTGTTATTAAACTGCCAAGTAAAGTGAATGCACTTGAAGGTGAAATCACATGGGACGGCTTTTATCCTGAAGTGGCTGCGATTGCAAGTAATTCTTTTAAAACAGCGCAATTGATGGTACGTGCCAATGTGCGCGTCTTTAACGCCGCAGGTATGGCAGAAGAAGTGCCGTTAGTGCTAACGTTGAACGTGATGTTTAGTAAAGTCAATCTCGGTGAGTATAAAAAAGAGCCGACAGAATATGCAATGACTTATCAAACACACTCGATTAAACAGGTGATTAACGGCAAAGAGGTGCTATTTTATGATGCATTTAGCAATCAATATCGAGTTGCGGGACAAGATATTCTACAAAAATATCGTTCTAATATTGGGCAATAAAATCTTTAAAGCGCTTTAAAATCAAGTTTAAACACTGTTAAGTAAACTCCTTAGTAGAAATTAACCAACCTACCTACTAAGGAGTTTTTTATGTCTATGAAAGTTGAAGCATTAACCAATGTGATTCACTTATCTGCCCCAATTACGTTAGCAGATGGCACAACGTTAGAAGAAGTAAAAGTGCGTGAAGCGCTCGTCAAAGATTTTCGTCGTGCTGCGCAATTAGCAAAATCTAGCGAAGAGCGAGAAATTATCATTATTGCAACTTGCTGTGGGTTGACTGTTGAAGATATTGAGCTAATTGCATGGAAAGATTATCGCAAGATCAGCACTTTTCTTTTCGGGGAAGATGATAACGAATGATGATTTGATGGTGATGTTAGCAGATTTGCAATGGTGGTTTAAATTTGGCTTATTTGAGTTAGATAGCTTGACATTGCCGGAATTAGAATTGTGGTTAGCTCAAGCGCAACGCCAAATTAAAGCAGGGTATCAGCGTTGAGCTAAACGATAGAGGGCTTGGCATAGACTAAACAAAGTGTGTGTTAAGCCAGCTAATAGCGCAATAAGCAAACCAATCAGTTGGTTGGCAACAATCGTCATGAAAGCGATAAAAAGACTTGATGCGATAAACACAATCAACCCCATTACCCAGCCGTAATCAATGACAGCGGTAATAGAAGCTAAAGCAACACCGCCAAATGCGCCAATGATAAATAAACTCAACAAAATGGCGAAAGTGCGTGAATAGATAGACTTCTCTCGCCACAAATCCGCAATTTCATCAAACATATCTCACTCTCCTTACCCTTTGCTTAATTATTAACTATATATCAGGGCAACGCAAATGGCAAAAGAATTAGCGATTGGTTTAGTGATTGGTGCAGCGTTAAGCGGTGGATTTAAAGCAACTATTAGTTCTGCGCAAAAAACAGTAAAAAAATTAGGGGATGGATTAAGTCAGTCTTATCAAACGCAATCGCGATTAGGCGAACGTCTGCAACGCGCACAACAAAAGCAGTTGGCGCTGCAACAACGTATATCCCTTGCGTATGCAAATGGCGATAAAGGAGTAGATAGGCTTGTGCGTCGCTATGAGCGGATGCAACGTGCAATTGGGCAGGTCGTTGTTAAACAGCAACAATTTACTACCGCTATTCAGCGTGCAGAACAAGCGCAAAAAACATTGCAAGCTACCATTGAGAAACAACAGGCGCGAAAACTACAGCGCGACGAATTATCTGGTAGCGTTATGAAAAGCAGTGCTGCAGCAACTGCAATTGCTCTCCCGGTTTGGTCAACCATCAAAACGTTTGCCGAGCAAGAAGAAAGTGCAAACAACTTAAAAATCGCGATGATGAAAGCGGACGGCACGTTTGGAGCATTTGATGAAATTAGCAAAATTGCGGGGGAATTGGGTAATACGCTACCCGGTACCCGAAAGGATTTCTATGATTTAACACGTGCATTGAAAATGCAAGGGATTAGCGATGACACCTTAAAAAAAGGTGGGCTAGCCACGTCGGCGAAACTCAATGTCTTGCTAGATATGGATCAAATGGCGGGTGGTGAATTTTTTGCCAAAATGCTTGAGTCTCATGGATTATCTGAAGCTGAAATGGGTGTAGCGGCAGATGACTTGCAACGCGCTATGTTTGCTGCAGGAATGAATAAAGAGCAAATGTACGGCGCAATGGCGTATTACGCCTCTAACGTACGTTCGATGAAACTTACTGGGCGCGAAAATACACGCAAGCTGTTTGCGATTGAAGGGTTAGCTGCACAACAAGGCATGGAAGGCACTTCATTTGGGACAGGCTTTTCAACGATGCTCGACAGAATGAATAAAGGGCCGAAAATGCTGGCTGAAGCTAAAAAAGGCATGAAAGCAGAAGCAGCCGAATTAATGGATAAATCAGGCGTGAAGTTCAATTTTTGGGATAAAAAGGGTAACTTCAAAGGGATTGACGCAATGATTACCGAACTTGAAAAGCTTGATGTGATTCGCAAAAAATTTGGTGATGAAGGTGCGGGATTGGTAGCAGAGGGTTTATTCGGTGTTGAGGGTAAGCGTTTAGCGTTATTGTTAGCGGAAAAAGGCACAGCAGGATTGCAAGAGTTTTTAGACAAAATGCAAGCGCAAGCGAGTCTTGAAGAGCGTGTTGCGCAAAAAACGAAAACGCTGTCATCTGCATTAGAGGCGTTAGGTGGAGTATGGGAAAGTGCGGTAGGTACATTCGGCTCTGCGTTTGCTGACGATATTAAATCTTTTGCTAGTACGGCTCAAAATTTTATTGAAGGCACACTCACGCCGTGGATTGAAAAACATAAATCCTTAATTAAGTGGGGTGTAGCGACCGCAATGGGGTTAGCTTCATTAAGTACAGCTGTTTTTGCATTGCGATTTGCGTTTAGTGGGCTATTGTCAATTGGTACGGCGTTCAAGTTACCTTATCAATTAATTAAAGCGCGTCAGGCGGTAAAAGCATTAAATAATGTTAATCAATCTGTCACACTCTTTGGCAGACTAGGCAAGGCTTTTTCTTGGGCTGGACAAAAATCACTGTCTTTTGCAAAAGGAGTGTTTTCGCTTAGTCGTATGTTAGGAAGTAAATTATTGCCAGCAATAAAAATAGTGGGGAGTGCTATATCTTGGTTGGGAAAAGCATTATTAACTAATCCTTTGATGTTGGCGATTACCGCAATTGCACTTGGTGCGTACCTTGTTTATCAAAACTGGGAACCTATCAAGACCTTCTTTAGTGGATTATGGGATTGGGTAAAGACAACTTTTGATAGTGCGTGGAATTGGGTAAGTAATGTTTGGTCTCAAGCAGGCACGTGGTTTAGTGGAATTTGGGAAAATATTAAAACGTTTTTTAGTTCGGGTATCAGTAATATCACTAACACTATTTTAAATTGGTCTCCACTTAGTCTATTTAGAACTGTTTTTGCAGAAGTATTGTCATGGTTTGGTATTGAGTTACCTACTAAGTTTGGTGGGTTTGGTCAGAATATTAGGGG